TGGTGTAAACGTCAATTCGATACCGATAATAACCCCGTCGCCATTGCGTCCGGTTATCTTTCCCGCCGTGTAGAAGCTGGAAACATCGGGCGGCTTTTGCGTTTCGATAACTGTCGCCGCAGGTTCTGCATGTCTGAGGGTATGTTTTCATAACATAGACAATAGCGGCGCAAGACTTGAAGGGCAAACGAAAAATGCGTAGAAGAACGGGAAAGGTCAACGGCACGCCTACTAGTGAACCTGTCCCACAGGCTATCGACCCGGCGTCTGGTTTCAAAGTTCCACTGTCAGACTTAGTAAAACAGTGGGATAATCAAATGATTTCAAAGCGTTACGTGGACCGCCGCAACCCGCAGGACTACGTGCGCGGCGTCCGTGATGACCAATCATTGCCATTTGCCCGCCCTGAAACGCCTGATAGCTTCGTGGCGCTCCCGCTACTTTGGGAAGATGGCAGTTTCATGTTTGCCGAAGATGGTGATATATTGCTAACCGAGGGTATAAACCCATTTGAGACTTTATAGGAACGCGACATGACGACTAGTGGCACAATCACTTATGAACCTAGCGTTCTCGAAATAATCACCGGAATGTTTAATATTTTGGGTGTGGCTCAGGATGGCGAGGCCCTGACGCCGCGCATGTATGCGGACGGTTTGAGGGCATTGAACGGCTTAATCCAGACTTGGAGCGCCAAGCGCCACCTGTGGACGCAGACCGAAGGCTCGCTAACCCTCATTGCCAGCCAAGCGGCTTATGTCGTGTCGCCACGGGCCTTGCGCGTTACGGACTGCCGCTATCGGTTGAACGGCATTGATACGCCCATGCGGATGATGTCGCGCCAAGAGTATTACGACCAGCCAAATAAAACAACCAGCCCGTCGATTCCGGTTAACTTCTACTTTGACCCCAAGGTATCGGATGGCACACTTTACCTATGGCCTGCCCCTAGCGCAACGGCGGTGGCGAATTACACGGTAAGCTATACCTATGTGAAGTTTCTGGATATTGTGGACGACACCGCGCAGACGGTCGATTTGCCACAACAGTGGATTGAGCCGATTATGTGGAACGGCGCTAAACGCCTAATGACGCAATATCCGGTGAACGACCCCAATTTGATGCAGGTAGTGCTGTCACAAGCGGCTGAATATGAGGCTAGCTTGAGCCAATGGGATAATGAACCCGCCAGCCTTTATATGTCGCCTGATTACAACGCATGGCCTGACTACAGATAATGGCGCAACGCAAATTAACTCCCGCGCTACAATACAGCCAAGGGCGTTCTGCCCCGTGGTCGGGTGCGGAATTGGTAAACATGTTTTCCGAAATGTCCGAAGGCGACAAGGCGGATTTATACGCTATCATGTCGATACCGGGGTTAGACCTGTTTTCCGACATATCGACGTTAGGCGTTCGCGGCGTTCACGTCATGCAGGGCGTTCTATACGCCGTTGTCGGCACAACGCTTTACAGCATCAATAGCGCAGGCGTTGAAACGTCGCTAGGCACGGTTGCGGGCAGCGAACCTGTTATGATGGCAGACAACGGCGCACAACTCGGCATACAGTCGGCAAATACCGGCTATGTGCTGGACGGCGGCGTTTTATACACCGGAATTGTGAACCTGCCCAGCGTTTCAAATCTGGTTTACATCGATGGCTATTTTGTCTGGTCGATTGCTGACAGCGACCAGTTTATTATTTCAGGCATCAATGATGGCTTGTCTTATGACCCGCTAGACGTTGCCACGGTTGAAGGCGACCCTGACAACATTATTGGTTGCGTGAACGACCACCGCGAATTGCAATTCTACGGCGGGCGCACCGTTGAAATATGGTATAACAGCGGCGCGGCTGATTTTCCGTTTGCGCGGCAAGGCAACGCATTTATCGAACGCGGATGCGCCGACAGAAACAGCATCGTGAAAATTGACAACAGCGTTCATTTCGTCGGTGAAGACAAGGTGATTTATCGCCTTAACGGTTATGAGCCGCAGCGCATATCGACACACGCAATCGAGTTTCAAATATCAACGGCAAGCTATTATCGCGGGTTTGTTTACACGCAGCTTGGACACAAATTTTACATCCTCAATACCGATGTTGGCACGTTTGGTTACGACATGGCAACCGGCGCATGGCATAAGCGCCAGTCTTACGGCTTGGATAGGTATCGCGTGGGATGCTCAATCCCTGCCTATGGCAAAATCATCGCAGGCGATGCTTACACCGGAAAGCTTTACGAGTTTTCCGGCAGTATGATGACAGTTGATCAGATATCGCGTCTTACGGGCTTGCCTGCGTCAACGGTTCGAAACCGCGCCAATCGTGGGGCGGAGATTAATCCGAAGGGGAATGAGTGATGAACCATAACGAACTAATCGACCGTCTAATCCGTATTAAGGATGATTTGCCCAACCGTGAAGGCAAAGACGCTATTAACGAGGCTTGCGCGAGGATAAGCATACTTGTAGCGGCATTAAAGGGCGCTATTGGAGCGCTGGAGTTCTCCCGCGATTACCACTCAGATCTTGGCAACGAAGAGCAGGTGTTTGCGCAAGACAAGATGGATGCCGCGATTAACGCCATCGCCAAAGCTGAGGGCAAATCATGATCAAGCGATATGCAGCCAGCCAGTCAATTCACATCGCCGGATGGGAATGTGGCACGGAAGTCGAGCTTAAAATGGTGGTATGGTTCGCCTATCATAAGGGCTACCCGGCCACGCATGAAGATCCGCCAGAACCGCCATCTGTTGATATCGATAACGTACGGTTTTTCGAGGGCGTTGATGAAATCACCATGCCGGAATGGCTCATTGAGCAGATGACGGGAACGGACGGTTGCCGCGACTGGCTTATCAGCGAGGCTCAAGAGGCGGAAATCGCTGCCATGGAAGACGCGGCGGATGCGAAGCGCGAAATGATGATGGATGATCGAAATGTTTGATGCCGAGTTGTACACCCGCGCCGGCAACATTCTCAAGATAGCAATGGGAAAAGTGTCCGTCAAACGTGGCCAAAAGTCCCGATTGGAATGGCGAGCCGAGCAAGACCCATTGGCTTTTGTCTGCGGCATAGAGGCTATCATTGCACTTTCCCATCGCGCATCACTCAAGGAAACAGTATCATGACCCGATACACCGAAATCATCGACAGGCTCGGAAAGGCGACGGGGCCGGATCGTTGGCTAGATGCAAGGATTGATGCTGCATTGCGCATTGGAACCGAGAAGATGCGCGGGACCGGATATGAATGGGCATGGAACAATTTCCCAGTTTGGCGTCACCATTTAAGCGCTGCTGGAATGTGCGGCGTTTTGCACGACAATGGCGATCTCGGCTTGATCTGGGACAGTGAAAAATTCACGGCGAGCATTGATGCGGCCATTGCGCTTGTGGAGAGGACGCTGCCGTGGTGTGAGGTCGATATGACAAATCTATATGGCGTTGCCCGCGTTACGCTTCACCATGAGGATAGCCCATTTTATGGGTCTGATGAATGCAACAATTTCCCGATTGCCATTCTGCTGGCGCTATTCCAAGCGCTAGAAGCACAAGAGGCCGGCAAGTGAGCAAATACACCGCAGGCAAGACAAAGGGTCGGCTTCGCTTAATTGAGGCCGATGGTGATAAATGGCGCTGCGAATGCTCTTGCGGTCGTGAGGTGTTTTTCTGCGACGGCGATCTTGACCACGTCCGGTCTTGCGGGTGTATCGTTATCATCGGCTTAGACCTCGCCACAAATTCAGGTTGGGCTGTAAGGTCGAGCTGGAAAAGCCCCAGCGCCATAAAGTGCGGCGTGTTCAACGTCGCCACGAATGATAAGGGCGAAGACGTATCTGCTGAGACGAAATATGCGCTTACGGCAAATCAGGTTTACAAGTTGATTTCCGATTACAAACCTGATTTTGTCGTGATCGAAGAGGCGGAACACCGCGTTACGCAGTTCAAGAAAAGCAAGTTCAATCCGGCGACGGGAAAGCAGGAAGAGACGAATACGATTAACCCGAACGCGCTACAGCTCACCGGCATTTCTGGGGCGGCAATCGGGGTGTGCATGAATATGGGGGTGCCGTGCGGCACCATTCCGGCTCGGTCGTGGCACTCAAAATACCACGGCAAAGGCGTCAAACCTGGGCCAAAGGAAGACTGGAAAGACATCGCCATAAAGTCTTGCGAGCGGGAAGGCATACAGCTACCCACGACCAAGAAGGCGCAAAAGGACGCGGCGGAAGCGGCTTGCATCTCGGGCGTCTGGCACTGGTCTACGGTTCTCGATATCGCATGGATGCGGAAACGGTTCATGGATCTGAGGACCGGCGCGGCTAAGGCACTTGCGCAGCGCGGGTGATTTGAAATCGATCAACACAAACGAGGGTATGGAATGTTTGAGAGCAATATTGACGAGATGGTTAAGGCGATTGATGGCTTGCCACTTGTCGAAAAGATTGAAGCGCTGAATGCGGTTAGGGCGGCACTGCATGAAATCAGCCCATTCAAGAGCGAGCCTGTAGACTTCGTTAAGTGGGTGCCTTCTATGGTTGTGCACGGCAACGAATATAACCCAAACAGCGTAGCTCCTCCTGAAATGGAATTGCTACGCACGTCCATCAATTCAGACGGTTTTACTCAGCCGATTGTAGGGAACCAGGAAGAGGACAAGATCGTCGTCGTTGACGGCTTCCACCGCCATCGCGTCGGCAAAGAGTGCCTTGAGGTCAACTCTCGGATACACAACTATCTACCCATCGTGCAAATTCGCTCTGAGCAAGTCTCGCAGTCCGACCGAATGGCATCCACGGTTCGCCACAACCGCGCACGCGGCAAGCACAAGGTCGAGGCCATGTCCGACATGGTCATTGAGCTAAAGCGCAGGAACTGGAGCGACGAAAAGATTTGCCGCGAATTGGGAATGGATCGCGACGAAGTGCTTCGCCTTTGCCAGATCAGCGGCCTGTCTGAAATCTTCTCAGGCCAAGAGTTTTCCAAGGCATGGGAGCCAGAAGGCCATATCACCCCGGAAGATTTCCAAGACATTTCGGGCAACGCTGCCGATTACGCCGATGAAGAGATCGAAGTGAAGACGGCAAACACGAATGACGAAAACCGCGTGTTTCATACCTTTGACAAGTGGGAATGCAACGCAGCGGGTTTCTATGAGACAAAGCCGCCAAAGGGTATGACAGCGGACCATTGCAGAGCTTATTATCGTGAGCTATTGTCGGACATCCCAGAGTTTGAACGCATTCTTTCCCGCGTGATTACGGAATGGAAACACTCTTGCGAACACTATCTGACGAACTCCGCAATGAACCGCATTGCATGGCTTGGACAGGCATCGCTTTGCATGAAGTATGGCATTCCTTCGGAGTTTCGGGGCGGCTATGGTTTGCTGACGGAAGATCAGCAGTTGGCTGCTGATGAGGCTGCGTTGCGGGCTTTGAATACCTGGATGGAAGTCAATGGGCGCGAGACGGTGACAATGAGCGAAGGCAATCCAAGCCGCCAGTCTGACATTTACTAAGGGGCATTACGTGGGACAGAAACGATATTTACAGCAGACGTGCATCGAAGCCTCCCGCCAGCGGATCGCGGCAACCTTTGACAGTGTGGAGCGGATTTACATTGCCTTTTCAGGCGGCAAGGATAGCTCGGTCATGTTCCACCTTGTGATGGAAGAGGCAATCAGACGCGGGGTTCGCGTTGGCGTCATGTACATCGACATGGAGGCGCAATATGCCGACACGATCAAGCACGCCAAAGAGATGTTTGAGCTTTACCGCGACAACATTGACCCGCATTGGATTTGCGTTCCTATGCGCCTTCGCAACGCTCTGACGAACTATGAACCGCAGTGGATCGCGTGGGACCCGTCACGCGAACGGGATTGGATCAGAGAAAAGCCATTCGGATGCAAGGGCGTCGATGACTATCCGTTTTTCCACGGCGACAATATGGCCGATGGCATCGAGTTTGAAGAGTTCATCGTGATGTTCGGCCAGTGGTACGGACAGGGCAAAAAAACGGCCGGCTTTATCGGCATTCGTGCGCAGGAAAGCTTGCATCGATATTGCGCCATTGCGACGTGGGAAAAGCGCGACCTGATGCTTAACGGGTGGCGCTGGACAACGAAGATCACGCAACAGGTCTACAACGTCTACCCGATCTATGATTGGAAGACCGAGGACATTTGGCGGTTTCATGCCGCGCATCCTGATAGGCCTCATAACGGGGTCTACGACAAGATGCAGATGGCCGGAATCAAAATAAAACTGCATTCTCGCCGCGTGGCCGCGCCAGTTCAGTTTGCTCATATCGTTACGGTTGCATCCCTTCATAGATCACGGCAGCGATGGAGCCGCCGAGAAAGACGATCACTTTGACCCACCCAAGCACTTCGTCAGACATCCTCACGCCCCCACCCGCCGCACGGTCACGAGGACGCGGTCGCCATCTTTTAACGGTAAATCGCTGTCTAATTTGATAGGAACAAAGCTGATGTTCTTAACAGGTTTGTCAATATGACCCGCCCAGCTACATCGCACAGTCATCATGCAATCCACCACCACCCCCTCCCCCACCGGCGCGGGAGGGGCGTTCATGGCAGCTTTGGCGTCTTGGATAGCAAACCGCGTAGCTATGGAGTGCTTGACCGGAACGCCGCTTACATTCTCGGCCTCAATGCACTCAATCAACCGCTGCAACGCCTCCCTCATCCCACCCTCCGCTCGTGGCGGGGCGGCTGGCAGTTTGGCGATAGTGACCCACTGGCCTCCCGGATGCCTAATAAACAACCATCCTTCGTACTGACCTTTTGTTGCAAAGGACAGTGCGGGGCAAAGCGTCGTTCCAACATAGAGAATCTTTTGCCCACACTCCACGCCCAATTCGTCGTTGATGGCTACCTCCACCGGGTGCGCATCGGCCACGGCCATCGCGTCAATGAGCAGGATTTTGTGGTAGGCGCGTCGTATGCTGCTCCACTCGTAAGGGAAGTCCAGCCCTAGCTTGTCAAGCTGCTCTTCAATCCACTTGTCGCGTGTGTTATCCATTGGCGTCCTCCGCTGCGGCACGGGCTTCAAGTTCGTAGTGGTGTTTCTTGTGGATTCCGGCGTGGCATAAGCAGCACAGCCACACTACCTCTAATGGTTTTGCGTAATCTGTATGGTGCCCGTGAAGGGTACAGTTCTTGCCGCAATACTGGCACATCCAAGGCTTCACGATCTTTCCGCTTACTACGGCGCGGCGAAGTATCTGCCGTGCGGCTTCTTTCAC